CATTTGAACTTCTGATGGTGACAGTTTGACCTGTCTTTTGTTGGTCCCTGGATTACCAGCAACCCTTCCAGCTGAAGCCACTTTTTGTTGAGGCTTAGATTTAACAGAAGATCCTTCAAACTTCTGTGGGAATTCTTCACGAATTCTTTTATCTATCTCACTATAGTATTCATCTGAACCTAAGTCAAAGCCTTCTTCCTGTAAATTATTATGAATTGCGTAAGCAGCAACCGTCATAATTTCATCTTCGCCGAACCAAGTATTATTTTCAGCCCACTTTTGATCAGTTTCAGCTAACTGGACAGTTTGTGGAGTTTGAGGTGCTTGATACTGCGGTACATAGTTTTGATAGTTTGCTTGTTGTTCTGCTTGAATATTTGCTTGTTGATCAAGTTGATTTTTCGAAACATTTACTTTGTTTTCTTCAACCGCTATTTTTGATAAAACTTCTTGTGCTTTAGCAACTTTATCGTAATCAGCAACTTCGTGAGCAGATTTCAAAGCAGCTAATGCCTGTGCTTTTTGAGATTTTAATCTATTTTCAGCTTCTTGCAGATAAGATCTGTCTAATGTGGTAGACCTATATTTTAATGTTTGATTTTCTTCTGCAATTTGTTTTGCGTATTCGTATGCTGATTCTTGACCTCTTTCAGCTTCTCTTAGTTTCCTAGTTAGAGTATTTATTCGTTTTTTTACTTTTTCAGAATAATCTTCAAGCTCATCTTGTGACTTTTCTTTAGGTTCTTCTGAAACATCTTCTATAGCGGCTTCTGCCTCTACATCAACGGTTTCTTCAGCAAGATCTGCTATTTTACCGCTAGGTTTTTCTTCAGGTACTTCTACCTCAACAATCTCACCTTCTTCGATTGCTTCTTCTTTTACTGCTTCTTCAGCCATTTTTTCTCCTATACTGCAAGGATATCGTTTGGATCTAATATAGTAGCTATGACCTCATCATCGTTGATGATTCTACATTCAGATTCATCACCAAGCTTGAAGCGTGCGCCAGCATACCGTCCTATCAACACCCATTGTTTTTCCTGACACCAAGCCTCAGTAAACTTACTAGAGTCTTTGTAACAATCAGGTCCCATTTTGACTACATAACCTACAACAGTCGCCAAACTTTCTCTGTCCACTTGTGACTGGACTAAATGTATGCCACCTTCTGTTACCCCCTTACCTCGATATGGAAGAATAAGTATTCTCCAGCCAGTCGGTTGCGGCATTCTTTCTAAAATTGATTTATCTAATAATGTTGGATCTAAAACCCTAGCAGCCTCTTCAACATAAGGGCCTGTATCTTCAGTTTTAGGTTCTTCTTTTGATTTTATTGATTCGACCTTGGATTCTTTTTCTATTGCTTCTGCAACATGGTCAGGAACGTGTATCTTCGGCATTTTCTTCTATTCTTCCCAGCAGCTCCCTATATGTATTTTCTGCCTCAACGAGAGAGCTGTAACGTCCAAGCAGATATTGATATTGCGAAAAGTCTTTAGCACCGGCTAAAATTGTATCTTTTACGCCTTCTCTCTGAGCCTCAAGTTCTTTTAAAAACTTTTGGCTAATCCAAACTACTGACACTTAGTAAATGCCAGAAAACTTGCCGCCAAACTCGGCAGCGCCCATACCTCTACTTTTACCTTTACCCATTCCAGGTTTAGGCTTAGTATTAGCATCAAAAGTACCTGCACCTGATTTTGTAGACACAGAACCTTTGTTACTGTAAGGATTTTTATTCTTCATTACAGTAGGTGTTTTTTGTTGGTTTATTTCAGTTCTTTTTATCATTTCGTTAATTATTCTTTACAAATAAATTATTTGCAAGTTTTATTGCTTATTTCTTGCATCAAATAATTTGAATCTAGCTTGTTGTTCTAGTCTAGCCCTTGCAGTTTCATCTCTCATATCGGCAATATCTTCTTGTGCTTCAATCCTTTCTCTGTCAACTGCATTTCTTTGTTGAGCTTCCATAGCTTTTCTATTTTCAGATGCAATAAATTGTTGTTGCTCCATAGATAGCTCCTGACCTTTCAAAGCTAGCTCTTGTTTTCTGATGGCTACAAGAGGATCTTCATCTTGTGGAGCAGAAACTTTTTGTGTGTATTCAGCTAGTAGTTCAGCAAGGATTGGAGAAGAAAATTGAGCAACTATATCTCCTGCTTGCAAAATTAAGTTTTGAGCTTCTTCAGGTGATGCTTGTTGTGCTTGTTGTTGCATATCTTGGTATTGCTGTAAGACATCTGGAGGCATTTGTTGTTGTGCAAGTATGTCAGCTTTCATCTGTAGATGTTGCATGATGTGTGAATGAATTAACGCCTGTACCTGTGCATTCATTTGAACAGGTGGTGTATTCAACAAAGACATGTGTATTGCGATATGTGCATCATGATTTTGTTGTGGAAAAGCTTGAGCAGGATTACCTAGTAACAGTTGATTGTTTTCAAAACCTGCTTCCAAAGGCATAGGCTCTGTTGGAGGTGGAGGTGTAAGAATTTGTTCAACATTATCAACACCTATTGCCGCATACATTCTTTTATACGCTTCATAAGTACCGTTAGGGCCATGCACTTGTGGGTTAGATGCAACTAATTGCATCATTTCTTGTGCCATAGCTATTCTTTGCGATTGACTGAATATATCAGGATTAGATATTGGAAATATATCTACCCTTTCATCAAAGTCACTTAACTTAATTGTTGTTTCATTATTTGCTATTGCGTAAGGATATTCTGGTGGTAAATATTCCTGAAATACATCAGCTAACAGATTAAATTCTTTTTTCTGAGAATTATGCAGTCTTTTATGTATCGCAGATAAAACTTTTGTAGATCTCTCTAGTAAAGCTAATGTCGTACCTACAGGTGCATTTGGATTACCTCGTCCTGTATTTATTTCTGCTATGGATGCAAATCTTTGTCCTGAATCAACTAATATATTTAGTAATGATAACAAAGTACCACTTGGTTCTTTAAATGGTAAAGGTTGTATTGAATCTCTTAATGATCCACCAGGAGCATCGACATCTCTAAATTCACCTGGTTGAATAGGGGTATCCTCATCTCTTATTCTAATACCTCTTGTTTTGAAACCTGCTGGCAAGTTAGCAAGAGTTCCTGCATCAATTAGTTGCCTCATAATAGATGTAGATGCTTTAGATAGACCTCCAATCATGTGTGTCAAACCAAATCCATAAAAACCTAGACCAGGCAAGAATTTGAAATGAACAAAGTACTCTATTTTCTTTTTCAGTTCATCATCTTCTTTATAGTTTCTTCTTACTGATAAAACTTCGTTAGAGCCTGCATCTAAAGTAACAATATAAGGAAGCTTTATGCCTGTCATTTCACCTTCTTCATCAACATCTTCGAATCCATCAAGCTCTAAATTACAATGTACTTCATAAAGAACAGAAACCTCTCCATCATCATAGGAAGGCTCCATACCGGAAAGTTTTTCGATTTCTTCTTTAACTTCAGAATAGTTATCTGTATTATCACCGTAATTTATATCTATCTTTCTGTAAAAACCTAGAGCTTGAAGTTTTCTAACTTCGTTTTCAGATATTTTTACAACATTAGTTATCCTAGGACATGTTTCTAAATCTGTAGCAAAGTACGGCACAATTAAATCTTCAGGTGCAATAAACTTAGATACCGCTCTCCCTAAACCCTCATCGTAATATACTTTTTTAAAAGCAGATCCAGCTAAAGGTAGATAAAATAATAGTTGATCTAATTCTTCATCAAACTCCTCCATCACATGAGTTATCTGATAATTCATAAACTCTTTTACTCTTTGGGCTTGTTCTTCAGCAATTGAATCGTAAGCACCTAGTACTTGTGTCTTTACAGGACCGCCGGAAGGTAGGAGTTCTTTGTATGCTTGTGCTTGGAAAGTTGTGACAGCTTCACCTAATAAAGGATGAATTACGCCACTAGCACCTTCAAAAGGTTCAGATCGTTCATCGTCAAAACGCATTCCAAGATACTCAAGACCATCTTTATATGTGCTTTCCCAATCTTCTCGTGATGCTTTATCTTTTTCGATACCTGCAACTAATTCATTTGAAATTTTTGCTAGTTGTCCTTCGTCTAAAACTTCTGCTAAATTTTCATCAAAACCAGTTTCTATTTCTTCTGTAATTGATTCAGCAAGCACAGCGCTGCCATCTTCTTGTATTTCAAATCCTTCGGTTCCTCTATCTCTTATTGCCTCAATAGCAACCGTCATATCCTCTTGTCCTAAAGAAACTTTGTTTTGTTCGTTTAATTGAGTTGGATTAATATTTTTTTCAATCGCCATCTTAGTAGTACACCCTCCTTACCGGAGCTTTTTCTCTGTCCTCGTAGTCATCGCTTAGAGAAACTAAACCACCCTCTCTAAATCTCATTAAGGCTTGAGTCATAGTATCGCATAGGTCATCATTTTTACCAAAAGGAAAAGAAGCACACTCTTCTATCATCTCTTCTGCGAATTTTTTTGGAGGAGCATAGACTAATCCTGATTCAAAAATAGGAGCAACTGAGTGCATTCTTGTAGATTTATCATGCCCTCTAGTTGGTGAATAATTAACCACCGGTATCCCTAATCTTCTTAACTCGTGTGTTAGCGGAGTTCCAGAAGCTTTAGCCTCAATCAGTACCATATCAGGATCCCAATATTGATATTCTTCATAAGCTATTCTTTTTAATTCAGGAAAATCCCAACGCTCCTTTTGCGCGTCTAACAAAATAATACAGTCAGGAGAATCAGGCGTGGGTTTAAAAACACCCCAAGTTGATATAGCAGAGTAGTCTGCGGTTTCTTTTTTACTAAAGGCAGTATCATAACTTTGAATGATATAACTAACAGGCGGTAAAACTTCGCTTTCCCATTGATTCCACCATTCTCTTTTTACTATAGATCCTTCTTCAGAGGTTGGTGTCTGCATCCATTGTGCATTCCACTTCTGTACTGGTAAAGAAGCTTTTACCTTTTCTAACTCATCTAAACCCCAAAACTCAGGCCATAAAGGATTGTTGGTTTCAGGGAAGATAGCTGGAAACTCTACAACTTCCCATTGGTCAGCTGATGTTTCTTTTTGTGAGTCCAATAACTTTGCGGTTAGATCTATAGAACTCCAACGTGTCATCACTAGAATAATAGCCCCACCTGGTTGCAAACGCTGTCTAGGTCCAGAGGTGTACCATTCCCAACAAGCCTCCATAGCCGTAGGGCTTAGTGCATCTTGCTCGGAGTGAGGATCATCAATAATTAATAGATCCGCACCACGACCTGTTATCGCACCACCTACACCAGCAGCAAAGTATTCGCCTCCTTTATCGGTTTCCCAACGACCTGCTGATTTAGAATCGGCTTGCAGTTCTACTTTTGGAAATATTTGTCGGTATTCTTCGCTGTCCATCATGTTACGAACTTTACGACCAAATCGTACAGCTAACTCTCCTGTGTGAGTTGTCTGCATAATTTTTCTTTTAGGCTGCTTGCCCATAATCCAAGCAGGAAAGTAGGTAGAACAAAATTCAGACTTAGTATGACGTGGTGGCATATTGATGATAAGTCTATTGCATTTACCGTTAGCTACATCCTCTAGCTTTTCAGCAAATACCTTGTGATGACGGCCACAAATAAATTCAGGCCACATGTGATTAACAAAATCTAAAAATGTTTCTTGGCAACTTTGTTGTTTTTTAAGTAATTCAAGACGTTCTTGAAGAACTAAAGTTTCTTTGATTTCTTGATCAGAAAGATGTGCTAGGTTCAAAATCTTTTACCAAACTCTAATTGTAATTCAGGCCCTCTTTGGTTGGATAAATCTAATCCACCTCCTAAATATGCTCCAGATTGAGGGTTTTCGTATGCATATTGTATTCTGAGTGCAGCATTTTTTAAATTATTTACGATTGCTTGCGCTGACAATTTTTGATTGTTACCAAGATCTATGTCATCAAGCGTATAACTTATATCACCGTAATAATCTCTACCTGGTCTTTTTTGTCCTCTTATCTGTAAAGGACCATCTTTATATCTATAGTCAGCAAAAGTTTCGACATCCCCTAACTCGTCAATCATGCTTTGAATAGATACATCTCCAAAAGGTGTGCGATTTGCATATTTAAACTTTAGATCGCCTCTAAAATCTCCATCATCAGGTTTATAACCTGTAAAATCTACATCTATTTTATCGCCCCTATAAATATCTTTACCAAACCTTGTTCCTTCTTTCGTTTTTCTTACATCAATAGGCAAATTCAGATTCTGCAAAAGTTTATCAATTTCATTAGTTGAATATATATCAACCATCTTCAATATTTCACCCTTAGGATCGTCAGATTTTATTATTTGTTTTAACTCATCTTCAAAAGGTGAAAAAAACCCTTTTGTAGATTTATCTATAAAATCTTGCTCTATGTTTTCCGGCAAGCCCGATACTCCT